CTATGGCGTCTGCGAGGCGCATGGATTTTCTCCTAACGTTGTGGTCTGCGGTCGGCAGGCGGCAGTCACAAACGCCAACAAAAAACCGCAACATTCTGCTGAATCCCAGAATGTTGCGGCGCATGGTCGGGGCGAGAGGATTTGAACCTCCGACTTCTTCAACCCCATTGAAGCGCGCTACCAAGCTGCGCTACGCCCCGCTCCTGAAACGCCGCTACCTCTGGGATATTGTCACAACGGCGGCGGCGTTGCGGTCTACGGTCTCCGCCCATTTTGGCATAGTGTTGCGGTCTACGGTTGCTACTCGTATGATTGCGGCTCTACGGCGATTGCTTGCTTGTCGGCGTCTCCGGCGAACCGGAAAATCAGCCCGGATGCATCTGTCGGAAGCTCGAAAACAATCGTGCACGTTGTGTTGATGCCCGGATTCAGGTCGCTGTAATCGCACCCCTCATTCCATGTCCAGTAGAGATCGGCCTTGCCGAAGCGCCGCTCCTGATCGTCTGACAGTTGCGGCGTGTAGTCTCCCCGACCGACGAGAAAATCCGCCAGATTGACGGGCGCCGCCCCATTATTCAGCACGTCGAAACGCAAGGCGACATATTTCGCATCGGTATGTTCCCAGTTGCGGTCCGGCTGCTGTCCAAAATAGTCGAACGTCTGCCCAGTATCAAAGGCGTCCATGAGTCGCCACTGCACGGCGTCGAGAACAATGCCGCCGACTGTGACCGGGCGCGGGGCAGCCGTGGCGACGGCGATGACCGGTTCCGAGGCGGGCAGAGTTTCGACTGTGGGGCCGTCCACGCGGATGCGCAGTTCGACGCCGACGGTGAGCGGCACTGTGACGGTCACGGTGTCGCCGCTATCCAGTTGGACGGACGCATCGACGGTGAGCGGAACATCCTGGGCGATGTTCACGACGAAAGGCGGAACTTGGCCCGCAGCGCCCTGCCCCGCGGCATAGCCGGCGGCGAGCGCAACGATCACGACAACGGTCAGCACGACGGCATAAAGCCGGGTGATAGAGTGTTTCATGCGGGTTGACCTCGCGGAATTTGTTACAGTACGCAAAACGAACCGTCAGTGCGCGCGTAGAACCATATGCGATGGTGATGCCGGATGCGATAGACAAGACGCCAGAGGCACTCTCTCCAGTCGGGGGACTGTCTCACTGCTCTCCTCCAATGATATGCGGTCGCGCCGGCATGAGCAAACGGCGCACAAGGCCGGCGACATAGGTGCGCTCATCCGACGGGGCGCGGGCCAATAAATCGGCTATCTCCTGCACTAACGCACGGTCGCGTGGGTCTTCGACCGTGACCACGACCTGATCCTCCAGGTCTGACGGCGGTCTGTCGTCGTCGGTCAATCCCAATAGATAGTCAGTGTTCGTCTCCAGGACGACGGCCATCGCGCGCAACAACTCGATAGACGGAGAACGGTTGTCGCGCTCGATGTTGGAAACGTGGCCTTGATTGACATCCACACCCCGACTTGCCAACGCTTTGGTGAGATCGATCTGCGACATGCCGATCATCTCGCGCAGCCGTCGAATGCGTTTGCCCATGCCGATGTCACTGAGAGTCATGTCATCCATGACTACAAACTTTAACACCCCTTTTTTGCTGTCTATTCTCACAGACATCGCTCCCCCCGATCTGGTCTAACGAATATTTCTCAAAGGCTTGACAAGCGGTAAGGAACGTGCTAAGCTATGCCTTAGAGACAATGTTTTGTCGATCGATATGTCAGGAGGCAATATATGAGTGTCGGGCCACAGGTTCGTGCGCTGAGGGAGCAACGGGGGTTGACGCAGGGGATGTTGGCGACGAAGGTCGGCACGCATCAGGCGCATATCGCGAATATCGAGAATGGCGTCAAGAATCCCTCGTTGCGTTTGCTGGTAGCGTTGGCGACGGCGCTCGACGTGACGGTGGACGAGCTGGTAAGCGAACCCGCCTCAACCACATCATAACCAACTGATCCGAGAAAGGGGTCAAATGTCATGGAGATGCAGCTTCATGATGCAGTCGCCTTCACAGCGCCGCTGATTTTGTCCGGCATTGCCACGGCGGCGCTGCACTGGTTCCCCGGCGCGCAGGGACAGCACGCCCTCACCCGTTATGTGTTGGGTACAGGCGTTACGGTCGGCATCCCCGCCGCCGCCATGCTGCTCACAGCGGCGCTGGGCCTGGCTTACGGTCATGTGTTCTGGGCGGCGCTGCTGGTGGTCAACGCGGCCGTGGCCGGGGCGACCGTGGCGGCGGCCTACTGGATCGACGCCACGGCTCCGGTATCTCTGGACGATATCGCGGAGGAGCAAAATGCCCCGGAACGGTAGTAGTTCGGAGTTTGTACAACGTTGCGAGGATGAGATGGCGACGCTGATTACGGCCTGCGACCATGTAGACCGGCTGCGCACGTTCGGTGTTGTGCTGCAACAGCGGGGCATGGTGACGCCGGCCACCTATCGCGACTACCGCGATTCGTGTGATTGCATCGCCCATGCGTTGATGCTCGGTCGCCACAACACGGCGCGCCTGCGCAATGGAGGGCAGCCATGAACACAACGCAGCCGACGCTGTTCGACCTGGCCCCCATCGTACCGTTAACCGGCGAGTACGAGACGCTCGACGACCGATTCTGGGCATTCCACGAAGCAAATCCTGCCGTCTATCGGGCGCTGGTTGCCCTGGCGCGGCAGTTGAAGGGCGCAGGACGCCATCGGTTCGGCATCGGCGCTCTGTTCGAGCGGCTGCGCTTCGAGGCGGCTCTGCACACCTGGGGCGATGAGTTCAAGCTGAATAACAGTCTGCGCAGCCGCTACGCGCGTCTGATCATGCGCCAGGAGCCCGACCTCGACGGCTTTTTCGAGGTGCGCGAGCTGCAAACCACATCCGTGCTGGAGGAACAATGAACGACCTGAGTTGCTACGACCTCATATTCCTGTTTATCCTCATCATCGCCGTGCTCTGGGTGGTGCTGCGATGAGATGGGATAGATTCGCCGCATTCGATCTCGTGATGGTCATCGTCACGTTGTTGCTGCTGGCCGCAGCGGGCGGTGCACGATGACCGGAGCAATCGCCATCCTCGCCATCGCCACGCTGTGCGCTGCGCTGCTGTGGGCAGTCGTGATAGGCGGCACGCGATGACTGACGACAACCCCACGCCCGCCGAACTGGATTTGTACCAGCGCCTGCACGACCTGAAGGCGCGCAGAATGCAGACGCGCGACGACGCCGAGCGCGACACGTTGCAGATCGCCATCTACGAGACATCGCAGCGCATTGCATCACTGCGCTGGCAGAGACGACAGCGGGAGTTGAGCGACTAGCCACGCGGGGCGTTGCGCACGGTGCAGCGCCCCTATCCACACAGGAGGCCCGCATGTGCTACACGATCTCACAACACGCACGCCAACGCATTGCCGAGCGCGGCCTAGACGCCGCGTGCCTGGCCGCCGCACTGGACGGGCGCGCCTTCGAGCAGGCCGACGGGCACGTCGGCTACTGCGACCCGCGCAGCCGCTGCCTGGTGGTGATTGACCCGCAGAGCGCCGTGGTTGTGACGGCGTATCGGCTGCAACGGAAGCAGCTCAAGCGGCGGTATTCGAGATGAGCGCCGATATATTGATCGAGCCGAGCGGCCCCTGGGTGCTGTTGTACAGCGCGGAACAGGACGCCTATCACATCGAGACGCTGGAGGATTATCGCCGCCAACCGACTAACGGTTATCGCATCGTCGAGAAAACAGAGACGTATGACGAGGCCGCAAAACGGTTCGAGCGGCTCAGGGGTATTCAGACATGAGCGACTACGGCCCCCCGCCTGACGACAGCACGTTCGAGCTTCCCGCAGACAAGCAGGCGGAGTTGGCGACGCTCGGCGCATTCCTGTTCGACCCGCCCACGATGATGGAGCGGGCGCGGTTGTTGCGCCCAGAGCATTTCTATTTCGAGTTGCACCAGCGCGCCTTCCGGCGGATGCGTCAGTTTTGGGACAACGGAGAGCCGCTGGACGTGACGTTGCTCGCAGACCGTGATCCCGAACTGATCATGACGTTGCTGGACGCTCAGAACGCCTGTTTCAGCACGGCGCACGGCGTAGCCTATGCCAACCGCGTGATCGACCTGGCGCAGAAACGGCATCTCCTGGTCGTGGCACAGCACACCTCGGAGATGTCGCTCAACGGCAAATCGCCGTCGGAAATTTCGGCCTACCTGCAACAGGAAATCAACGCGCTCCAGATGACGGGCGGAGGCAATCCGTTTGATCGCTGGGACGCACAGACGATGACCGCGGCGCAGATGGCCGAGGCCGAAGAAAACGAACGCACCTACATCGTGGACGATTTTTTGCGCGACGGCTCGCTGTCCGTGGTGTACGGCAAGCCCGGCGAGTTCAAGTCCATGCTGCTCATGGACATGATGATCTGCGTCGGCGGCGGCCTGCCCTGGCTGCAACCGCTGCCGGGCAATTCGCAGCAGGCGATCCCCACACGACAGGCACGTTGTCTGTGGCTCAACTACGACCAGGCGCACGAGGATGTAGTTGAGCGGTTCGGCGCGTTGCATCGCGCCTATGGCGTGGGCGGCGAGAACGTGGTCGCCATCAGCCAGAGCGAACCGGCGGCGGTGTTGCTGTCCGACGAACAGGCGCGCAAGCTGGGCGAGTGGGTCGCCGTCGAAGGCTTCGAGCTTGTGGTGGTGGACAGTCTGATCGACATCCGCGGGGCGCGCAAGTTGATCGAGGAGGAGATGGGCGATCTGCTGCGGCTGTGGCGCATCGTGGCGGAGATAAGCGGCGCAGCGATGGTCATCATCTCCCATCCGACGAAAAACACGGCAGACCTGTACGGCAGTCAGTTCATCAAGGCTAAGCTGGATCATCTCTACGTGGTCTCGCGCAACGGCGACCAGGTAGAGATCGAGAGCCAGAAGCAGCGCAGCTTCGGCATGTCGGATAAGCTGCGGGCGCGCTGGACGTATGAACACAAGGAGGGCAGCCGCACGCTGGCGACGGGCCGGTTCTGGGGCGATGACACAGAAATTCCGCGCAGCGAGAACGTGACGACGCAGGAAGAGTGTCTCAACGCGCTGATGAGCGCGCCGGGCCGGGCGCTGACTACAGACCGCGTGACAGAGATCATCAACCAGCGACGGGAGAACCGCGCCGCTGAACCGCTCGGACGCGAGTCCGTGCGCATTGCGCTGCGGCGCTTGGAGGCGAATCATCGCAATGTGGGCAAGGTGGACGATCCGCTGCGCTATCACTTTGGGCAATTGTTGGGATGAGCGCGTACACCCAGACAGGGCGGACATGTACATGTACACGTACACCCCTTATAAAGGGGGGTGTACGTACATGTCCATCAATGTCGGCGTCCGTACATGTACATGGAGGTGTACATCGGAAAAATAGGTGTACGGGGCAGAAAAAAGGGCGGGGTGTACCTGGGTGTACGTCAAACTGTACATTGTCGGGATTTTTGAGGGGTGTACATGGTTTTCTTCGGATAGTGAAAGGGGAAGAAATGAGCGACAAATTGCGACGGGTGCACTTGGGCGACGATGGTTTGCTTCATTGCCCGATATGCGGGGGCAGTGGATATTTGCACCAGTACGAGGTCGAGGTCGGTTGGCGAGCGGAAGACAGCGACGGTGTGAAGGATGTATCGAGTCACGATACCGTCCGCCGCGAGCCGCTCAATGCCGCATTCCTGGCATCTCCGGGAGGTTATGGATACAGGCGGCAGTATCTGGTGATCCGCTTCTACTGCGAGGTCTGTGGACACGACGGCATCGAACTCTGCATTTGGCAGCACAAGGGGCAGACCTATGCGGAGTGGGTCAGCGCCGGGGTCAAGGTTCGTGATGCCTAACCAGCCCGCCGACTACGATTTCGTCAACGTCGCCAGTTTGTACCGGCGCGAGACGAAGAGCGGCAAGGTGATCTTCTTCGGGAAATTGTTCAAGACGCGGATCTACCTGTTCCCGTGCGAGGGTAGCGGTGACGCTACCCAGCCGGCGTTCGAGTTGATGGTGCGGCGCGAGGAGTACGACCCGCGCGGCATACGGTAGGGGCGGGAGCATAGCCATGACTAGCAGAGTTTCAACAATGCAGGTGACGACGCATCGCGACGGGCTGCATGTGCGGTTCCCGTACAGCGCGGCGCTGGTGGCGCGCATCAAGCGCATTCACGACGCGACGTGGGACAAGGCGCGGCGCGTGTGGGTCGTGCCCGCGGCCCAGGCCGACCGGCTGATGGAGGAATTCCCGGAGGCGACGTTCGACTACGGCGCGTTCTGTGCGGCTGCGGACGCACACGAAGAGCGTCTGCGCTATTTCTGCGACATGCTGTGCGCGTTCGACATTCGGCTGGAGGTCGATGAGGACGGGACGGTGCGCGGCGTGGGCGAGAACTGCTCTGACACATTGCAGGCGGAGATCGCCAAGCGCAGCGACGCGCTGCGGCGGAGGATGGGGGAGGGGGCGAGATGACTGCGTGGAAGGCGCACGAGAGGCGCATGGCGAAACGTTTCGGCGGGGTGCGCAATGGCAATCGGGGCGAGGCGGCGGCGGACGTAGATGCGGGGTGGGCAGCCATCGAGTGCAAGGAGCGTGCGAAACTGCCGGCGTGGTTGGAGCGGGCGATGGCCCAGGCGGAGAATGCCGCGAGTGAAGGACAATTGCCGCTGGTGGTGTTGCATCGCAAGGGGCAGCGCAGCGACAACGACCTGGTGGTGCTGCGGCTGGGGGATTTTACGCAGTGGTTCGGGGAGGCGGAATAACCATGTGGCGACGATTGCGGCGTTGGCTGGCGTATGCGCGATCATGCCGTGCGCGTGCGGAAGGATATGGAGCGGGAGGCGGGGCTGTGATGCGCCCGGTGCGACATTCGGCGGGGGCGTTCGCGGAGTGAGCGACGAGGAACTGACGCCATCGGAGCGTGCGGCGGTGTTGACGCGCCTGCTGGCGTTGGGTTGGAAGCCGACCACGATGGAAGTGGCGGTGCGATTCGGTGTTCACCGCACTACGGCCCTGAACACGCTGAATAAACTCAGCCGCGTGATGCCGCTCGTGCAAATGGACGACTATCGTTGGGTGATGTTTATCAACGGTGACGAGTGGTGATGCGATAGCCGCATCAGGGGGATGCTACGCTGGCGGATAGAGGGGACGTTTATGGCGCTGTTCTACAATTCGACGCTATGAAAAAGGCATCAGTCGCGCAGGTAAAACCTCTGCTCGAAGAGCATGACGGAAACATTTCTGCTGTCGCGCGCACCCTGGGCGTAGCGCGCGACACGATCTATGCCCGTATAAATGAGTCTGTTGTCTTGCAGCAGGCTTTGCATGACGCACGCGAGCGGATGCTCGACGAGGCGGAATCGGTGTTGTATCGGAAGGTCAAGGAGGGGAGCACGCCGGAATTGCTGTTTTTCCTGAAGACCCAGGGACGCAGCCGCGGCTACACCGAGCGCACCGAGATCGAGCATGCCGGGGGTATTCAGGTGGCCGAGGCAGTGACTATCTATCTGCCGGACAATGGTCGAAGTTAGGCCGCAGTCAGGGCCACAGGAGCAGGCGCTCGCCGCCTCTGCGGACGTGGTGTTTTACGGCGGGGCGGCAGGCGGGGGCAAAACCTACGCGCTGCTACTGGAACCGCTGAGGCACATTCACAATCCGGCGTTTTCGTGCGTGATATTCCGGCGCACTTTCCCGCAGGTGACGAGTCCCGGCGGCCTATGGGACACGAGCGCGCAGATATACCCGTATGTGGGCGGGGAGCCGAAGCAGTCGCTGTTGGAGTGGCATTTTCCGTCGGGCGCGGTCATCAAGTTCGCGCACATGCAGCACGCCACGAACCGGCTAGATTGGCAGGGCGCTCAGATTCCGCTCATCGAATGGGATGAGCTTACGCACTTTACCAGGGCGCAGTTTTTCTACCTGCTGTCTCGCAACCGCAGCGCCACGGCGGGCATTCGGCCCTACATTCGGGCGACGATGAACCCGGTTCCGCCAGACGATCCCATCGGTGGTTGGATTCACGAGTTTATGGGCTGGTATTTGGCCGAGGACGGCTATGCGGACGTAGAACGCTGCGGGATAGTGCGCTGGTTCGTGATGCACAACGATACGCTGCGCTGGGCTGATACGCCGGATGATCTGCGGACTGAGTACCCGGGCATCGAGCCGAAGAGCTTCACGTTCATCCGCAGCTCGGTGTATGACAATCCGGCGTTGTTGGACGCCGATCCCGGCTACATCGCCAATTTGCAGGCGTTGCCGTTGGTAGAGCGAGAGCGGCTGTTGGGCGACCGGGACAGGGGCGGCAACTGGCTGGTGCGGCCCTCGGCGGGAAAGGTGTTCAATCGGGCGTGGTTCGAGATTGTGGACGCGGCGCCGGCAGGGGGATGGGCAGTGCGGTTCTGGGATTTGGCGGCCAGCGAAAAGAAGCTGGCGAAAGACGACCCTGATTACACGGCAGGCGTGAAAATGCGGCGAGTGGGGGACACGTACTATGTGCTGGATTGCATTGAAGAGCGTCTCGACCCGGCGCAGGTGGACAGGGTGTTGCGCAACACGGCAGGGCAGGATGGGCAGGCAGTCATGGTGCGCTGGGAGATGGAGGGCGGGGCCAGCGGCAAGCGCGACAACCGCTACATCGCCACGTTGCTCTCCGGGTATGACGCACGGGGCCGCAGACCGCAAGGCGACAAGATTACCAGGGCGCGAGGGCTATCGGCTCAGGCGCTGGCCGGCAACGTGAAGTTGGTGCGGGGTGCGTGGAATGAGCGATGGCTGACGCACATGCACGGGCAGCCGGACATGGCGCACGACGACATTATGGACGCATCGAGCGGGGCCTTCAACGAGCTGGTGCGCATGGAGCGGCTAACCAAAGCCGGCAGTTATCAGGGGTAGACGATGGCGACAGACGTTGAACTGGCATACGCATATCTGGCGGGCAAGCAGGAGCGGTACGACCTGCTCTGGCGGTATTACGACGGCGACCACCCGCTGGTCTACAACGCGTCAAAACTGCGGGACATTTTCGCGAATATCGACGCCACGTTCAACGAGAACTGGAGCGCCGTTGTCGTCAACACGGTGCTGGATCGCATCGGCATCGAGCGTTTTCAGGTGGGCGACGGGCGCAACGATGCGGCGAACGCTGCGCTGCTGGCGCTGTGGCGCGACACGGGCCTAGACCTGGACGCCTTCGACGCGCATCTGTGTGCGTTGGTGACGGGCGAGGCGTTCATCGTGTGCGGAGAGGATGAGGCGGGGCAGCCCGAGGCGTATTTCAACGACAGTCGCCTGTGCCACATGGTGTATGACGAGGCCAGGCCGCACGAGCGCCGGTTTGCGGCAAAGTGGTGGGAGGAGACGGTCGACACGTCAGTCGTGACGCATTTGACGCTGTACTACCCGGACAGGTTCGAGTACTACCAGACGCCGCACAAGCGCGAGGAGATCAGCAGCGGCAAGGCGTTCGTGCCCGCGGAGACTCCGACGGCGCCGAATCCCTACGGCGAGATTCCGGTCTTCCACCTGCGGCGAGAGCGGCGGGCGATCATCAGCGAGTTGGCCGACGTGATTGCGCCTCAGGCGCAGCTCAACAAGATTCTCGCCGACATGATGATTGCGGCGGAGTTCGGGGCGTACAAGCAGCGGTACATCATCAGCCAGATGGCGACGGGCGCGAAGCTGCGCAACGCGCCCAACGAGATTTGGGACTTGCCGGCCTCGGACGGGGAGGGCCAGCCGACGACGGTCGGGGAGTTCAGCGCCACGGAGTTGGGCAACTATCTGGCGGCCATCGAACGCAGCGCCAATGTGATTGCGACGATCAGCGGCATCCCGAAGACGCTGCTATTTGAGACGGGCAACATACCGAGCGGCGCGTCGCTGCGGGCGCTGGAAGCGCCGCTGGTGCGCAAGGCGGAGCGGTACGCGGGCCGCTGGGAGGCGACTTGGCGACGGGTGCTGCGCTGGCTGATGCGGTCTGCGGGCCTGGGCGACGTGCCGGAGACGGACATCGACGTGGTGTGGGCGGAGGCGGCGACGACGCAGCCGGAGACGGACGCCACGACGACGAAAACGTTGGTCGAGGCGGGCGTGCCGCTACGCACGGCGCTGCGACGGCAGGGCTGGAGCGACGCCGAGTTGGACACGCTGGCGCAAGACCAGGCCGAAGAGCAGGCTGCGCAGGCGTCGATTGCCAACGCGTACATGGCGGCGGCTGAGGCGAACTTGAGCAGGCAGGGCGCGGAGAATGCGCCGGGACAGGTGACTGATGCCGCCTAGCGTGATTGACGCCATCGACGTATATCGGGCGGCGCTGGATGCGCAGGATCGCAGCCAGGCGATGCGCATGGCGGGGCTGTGGCTGGACGTGACGCGCGGCCTAGAGGCGGAGTGCGAATTGCTGGCGCGTGAGATCGCAGAGCGGCAGGCGCGGGGGCTTCCGGTGACGCTGTGGCATGTGCGGCGCATGGAGCGATACCAGTCGCTAATGCGGCAGGTGCGGGCGCAGATTGGGCGATACTCGCCCGGTGCGATTGCGGACATTGCGGAGATGCAACAGATGATGGCGCGCTTGGGGCTGGAGCACGCAGCGGCGCTGATCGACATGCAGACGACTAGCGTTGCGGCGCTGTTTGACCGGCTGCCCGTGGATGCCGTGCTGAACATGGCGGGCAACACGGCCGCGGGTACGCCGTTGGCGAGTCTGTTCACGCCGCTGCCGGGCGAAGGGGCGCAGGCGGCGACGCGTGCGCTGATGCGCGGCATTGCGCTGGGCTGGCATCCGACAAAAACGGCGGGGGCGATGATGGAGGGCACAGGGCTGGCGTATGAGCGGTCGGTGCTGATTGCGCGCACGGAGCAGATGCGGGTGTACCGCGAGACGACACGCCGGCAGTACGTAGCGTCCGGCATGGTGGAGGGGTACATCCGGGTATCGGCGAAAAGTGCGCGGACGTGCATCGCCTGTTTAATGGCAGACGGGCGCTTCTACGAGTTGGACGTGCCGTTTGAAGAGCATCCGGCGGGGCGGTGCGTGGCGGTTCCGGCGCTGCGCCGGTCGGACGGGGTGTCGTGGGAGACGGGCGAGACGTGGTTCCGTCGGCAGGATGCGGAGACGCAGCGGCAGATTCTTGGCCCGGGCCGCTACGAGGCGTGGCAGTCGGGGCGCTTCGACCTGGGCGAAACGGTGACGCGGCGTGAGGATGCGACGTGGGGCGCGAGCTTGGTTCCGACGCCGCTGCGCGAGTTGTTGGCGGCATAGACAGGAGAGACGCTGAGATGGCAGACGAGGGACAGGCCCAGGGCGGGACGCCTGAAGGCCAGGGCGGGACGCCCGAACCGGTGGAATTCGATGCGTGGCTGGAGGGCCAGGACGAGACTGTCCGCGGCCTAATCGACGGCCACACGAAGGGGCTGAAGTCGGCGTTGGAGACCGAGCGGACGAATGCGAAGGCGCTGGCGAGGCAGATTAGGGAGTTGAGCGGCAAGCTCGACGCAAACAGCGATGCGGCCAAGCAATTGACCGAACTCAGCGGGAGGCTGGAGACGGAGCAGAAGCGCGCCGACTTCTACGAGGCGGCGACGGCGGCG